CCCACTGCAATATGAAGCGGATGATCACTCACAAGAACAACGCGAAGGTGGAAGTGTGAGACCACACAAGACTCACGGGCTGAAACTCGACAGACCAGGCGTTACCCACTGCGAACAGACCGCCGCGAACTTCCAGAGAGTCTCGTTTAAGCCGTCTGAGGTCACCTGTAGGGCGTGTTTGAGGGGGCTAAGTTGCTTACCCTCGTAGAAGTCCACGAGGGCTTAGAAGCCAACATGAACGCCCTAGACGATCTTGTAGCCGATGTACAGGACGCCGGGAACCAAGCTGCAAGGACCGAAGCAGTCTACAAAATCGAAAACGCCAAGGCACGATTGACGATTAAGGGCACGGCGCTCGAGAAAATGACCGTGGGAGAGGTCGAAGCGGAGGCGCTCATACAATGCGAGGAACTCTACGTGTCCTATCTGGTGGCGCAGAATCACCTGTTGACCGTCCGCGAGGCTCTCAGGGCCACTCAATCGAAGGTCGACGGCTATCGGACTCTCGCGGCATCGTTTCGCCAAGCAGGAGGTTGACCACTACACTATGCACTACACTTTGAAAGATATGGAAAGCCGATCAAGCTACCTAACCGTGAGAATCAAACCAGCCCTCCGAGAACGGATTTTGGCGGACGCTGAAGCAAACGAGATGTCACAGAGTCAGGTCGTTCGGTCTATTTTGGCTAAGTACTATGAGGGGAAGAAACCGTGAGTTACGACCAGTTTCTCGCAGATCGGGCACAAATCGAGAATCTCGGGGGTTTTGAGCCACTGATTATCCCTGAACACCTGTTTGACTTCCAAAAGGTGCTGGTCGATTTCTCGGTGAGACACGGAAGGTCCGGCATTTTTGCCGACTGTGGCATGGGCAAAACGGCGATGGAACTCGCCTGGGCCGAGAACGTGTACCGAAAGTCGGGACGCCCAGTGCTGATTCTCACGCCTTTGGCGGTAGGTCGACAGATTGCGCTAGAGGCCGAGCGGTTCGGTCACGACGCCTGCGTGTCTCGGGATGGGTCGGCGAAGGCCCCAATAACGATTACGAACTACGAACAATTGGGCAAGTTCTCGGCCTACGATTTTTCGGGTGTGGTGTGCGATGAATCCTCTATCCTCAAAAACTTTGACGGTGTCACCAAAGCCCAAGTAACCGAGTTCATGCGACTTATCCAGTATCGGCTACTGGCTACCGCGACGGCAGCCCCCAATGACTACACAGAGGTGGGCACGAGTTCCGAAGCCTTGGGGGGACTCGGATACATGGATATGCTCTCGAGGTTTTTCGTGAACGAAGATCGCTCGTCATCCAGTAGGGGAAGAGGATTTGGCGGGAAGCAAGTCGAATGGAGATTGAAGGGCCACGCCAACACCCCGTTCTGGCGCTGGGTCGCGAGTTGGGCTCGAGCGGTTAGGAAGCCCTCGGATTTAGGATTTGAGGATGGTGGCTTTGTTCTTCCCCCTCTGAATGAAGAGGTCCACCTAGTCTCGCCGAACAGGGCCAAAGAGGGGTCGTTGTTCGATCTACCAGCCTATGGACTAGCAGAGGAGAGAGAAGAGTCTCGACGGACGCTCAATGAACGGTGCGAAAAGTCCGCACACCTACTTTCGGGAGCAGATAGCGGAGTGGCCTGGTGCCAGTTGAATGAGGAAAGTTCAACCCTCACCAAAATGATTGCTGGCGGGATAGAGATTCGTGGATCCGAGTCAGTGGAGGCTAAGGAAGAAAAGCTCGCGGCCTTTTCTCGGGGTGAGATTCGGGTTCTCGTAACGAAAGCCAGTATCGCGGGTCACGGGCTCAACTGGCAACACTCGCACACGATGACCTACTTCCCCTCGCACTCCTACGAGCAGATGTACCAGGCGGTACGCCGAATGTGGAGGTTCGGCCAGGTTCACCAGGTCGACGTTCATCTCATCACCACGCCAGGGGGAGAAAACGTGCTGAAGAACCTGATGAGGAAGTCACAACAGGCCGACGAGATGTTCTCACAACTGGTGGCTGAAATGTCCAACGCCACCTCTGTATCGCGAAACGTATTCGACAAGGAAATGGAGATGCCGTCATGGCTCTAGTAGGGGATCAGGTCGTAACGGATAAGTACGCAATTTACAACGCTGACTGTATGGACGTGATGCGCGAACTTCCAGACGAATCAATTCACGCGAGTATCTACAGCCCTCCATTCGGGGGTTTGTACCACTACTCGTCAGACAACAGGGATTTATCAAACGCCCGTGATTACGATGAGTTTTTCGAGATGTACCGATTCATTGCCGAGGAGGTCTATCGGGTGACGATGCCCGGCAGATGTTCGGGGGTCCACACAGCCCTTGTCCCGTCTATCGCCTCAGCGTCCTTCGGTTCGTACATTGACTTTCCGGGTGACGTTATCCGACTACATCAGTCGATTGGATGGGAGTTCATAGCTCGCCACGTCATTTGGAAGGAACCCTTGGCAGTACGTCGTAGGACCATGCAAGGCAACCTTTCTCACAAAACCATCGTTCTGGACGGTTCTTTAGGGGGCATGGCGTCACCCGATGAACTACTGGTGTTCAGAAAGCCCGGGGAATCAATTCCCGCTGAACACCCGAAAGGTCTCTACGGTGACTATTCCGGCGCGGAGCAGCCCACCGCCGATGTAGCGCGGTGGCGCGGGTACGAGGGCGATCAGAAACTCAATAGGTGGTCGCACTGGATTTGGAGGCGTTATGCCTCGTCGGTGTGGGACGACGTGCGACTTACCCGTGTTCTACCATTCCAGGATGCCAAAGACGAAGAGGATGAAAAGCACGTACACCCTCTGCAGCTCGACGTGATAGAGCGGTTCATCGACCTTCGAACGATGTCCGGGGAAAAAGTCCTCACCCCCTTCATGGGCGTTGGGTCAGAGGTGTTCGCCGCCGTGGAGATGGGGAGAATCGGTATAGGGGCAGAATTGAAGCACTCGTATTTCGTCCAGGCAACTCGAAACATGGAGTTAGTAGGGAATCTCTCGACACCAGATCAAGAGGAACTGTGGGCATGACCCCAGACGAAAGAGAACGTCGACGCCACACTCAGATTCGCTACATGAAGCGTCGAATGGACGAAGGAAGAATCCCCCACGGCGAACCATACGGCTACACGCTCGGCTGTCGTGAAGAGTGCTGCAAGCAAGCTATGAGAACCCATCAGAAGAAATACGCCTCAGTCTGAACATTTCCTGAACCACCCCAAACAACAATACTTGACAACACCTGAACCACTCTGTACTATTCTTCATTAGGTTGGGGATTCTCGCGAACTACATTGGTGTAGTTACAAGATTGTCCCACTACGTCAAGGCGTCCCTACATGACACAGAACTCAACGAGCGGATTCATCCGTACTGAAGACCAGGCGCTACTTGACGTTGAAGCCCTTCGTATGCGGGGTAAGGGCTGGTCCTACCAACGGATTGCCGACAATCTCGGCGTAGCCAAGTCGACCGCAAGGGACAGGTGCGAACGAGCTTTAGCAGCCGTGCCCGTCGAAACCGTTGACGAATATCGCAAGATCATGGACGAACAACTCGACCAGATTCTTGAACCTGCACTACAAAAAGCCCTCTCGGGCGATAAAGGTGCCCTGTTCGCCATCGACCGTGTAGTGGTGATTCTCGACCGCAAGGCCCGTCTATGGGGGCTTGACAGGGCCGTGAAGCAACAGATCGAAGTAACGACATACCAGGGCGGTGGGGAACTTGAGCGAGAACTCCAGCGCCTTGCTGAATATCACGCCAGTCTCCAAGGTGATAGCGGCGCGGTACTGGTGGGAGAAGAAGAAAGCCCGGCAGAAGCAACTACCCCCTAACGGGGATTGGGCGACCTGGCTAATTCAGTCGGGCCGAGGATTCGGGAAGACCCGCTCAGGTGCTGAGTGGATAGTCTGGGAGGCGCTGAAACTCGACGGGAGCAGATGGGCGGTCATCGCCCGGACGCTGAAGGAAGGCCGCAAGGTCTGTATTGCCGGTGAATCCGGCCTCATTTCGGTCATCAATCGCTACGGCGTGTTGAAGGACTGGAACAAGACCGACAACGAGATAACACTCACTAACGGTTCAATCATCTCGGTCTACACCTCAGAAGTGCCCGCCGCACTCTCTGGACCGCAACACCACGGCGCTTGGTGCGACGAACTGTCCTCCTGGATTCGTCCCGAAACGTGGGATCAACTTCAGTTCACGCTTCGCCTTGGTACGGACATCCCGAATTACACGAACAGAATCGTCATCACGACGACGCCGAAACCGAACGCCCTGTTTCGCAGCATCGCCCAACGCGACGATGTCATCAAGACCTACGGAAGCCTCGAAGAGAACCGAGAAAATCTAACCGAGGCGTACGTCAAGGGCGTCCAGACGCTCTATGCAGGCACCCGTCTGTGGAGGCAAGAGGGGCTAGGAGAACTGCTCCTCGACACCCCTGGCGCGTTGTGGACCATCGACATGCTGGACGCGGCGCGAATACCGCTCACCAACGATGAACTCAAAGAGCCAGCGTCCTATAAGAAAGAACTCCACAAGCGGATTGAAGGGCTGGATCTCGTTCGCGTGATTCTCGCCGTTGACCCAGCAACCACGAGCGGCGAGGACAGTGATGAAACAGGCATTGTCGTTGTCGCTAAAGGTGCTGACGGTCGTGGGTATCTTCTCGCTGATCGCTCTTGTCGCGATACTCCGTCCGGGTGGGCTCAC